GTTCCAAAATATCTATTATAAAAATCTAACCATAAATAAAATAGTGGTATAAATTGCGTTGGAATCCAAGCAAAACTTGCGCAAATAACTAATATATCTGGTGTGGGAATGTCGAATAAGTTGTAGTTAGTTATTATATCTGTTTTAAATTTTTCTTTATTTAATAATTCTTCGGGAAAGGGCGAAGAAGTTTCATTGGCCAACCACAAATATTCTTTTAAACGATTATTTTCTTCTAATTTTAATGCCCAGTTTCCACAATATAGATCAGAATTTGCTCTTGGATAACCACAATCATGATGATGATCTATATTTATAACATTATATTGATATTCATCGGAAGTGTAATCATATAATTGATCATGGTCAAAAACAAAGTGTATATTTTCTTGTGGCAAAAAATTAAATAAATGAAAAATATACATAGAAATATATGAGTATTTGTTTAAATCTGCATTACAATATTTTATTAAATCATTAATTTGAATGGCAATATCTTCTACACAAAATTCTTCATTTATAAAATTATTATATAGCTCAATACTTGGTGCCATAATTATATCAAAATCAATTGTTACAATATTTTTTACTTCCATACTATTTTCTCACTATAATAAGCTTATCTCTAGCCCTAGTTACTGCTGTATATAACCAGCGCCTATGTTCATCGCCCCAAGGAAAATCTTCTTCAAATACTAATACTTTATTGTATTCACTACCTTGTGCTTTATGGGCAGTAATGGCATATCCATAATCAAATTGATGAGGATGGAATTTTCTATTTACTCGTCTGAAATTATCAGCAGTAATACTTGGTTCCCATGTAGTAAATAATTTATAATCCATATTTACTTGATTAAATACTGCCTGTCCATATAAAACAGCATCATCATTTTCGTCATAATGGTCAGGAATAAAGTCCGCATACATTAAGGTATCTATATACTTCTTGGGAATTAAACTTCCCATATTATTTTCTTTATATTCTATATTCTCTACAAAGCCAGTTAGTCCATTAACAAGTACATCACCAGCTTCATTTACCGCATCCCAATCGTTGCGCAAACAGATTACTTTATCTCCTGGAACTGGGGCTTTTGGCACATCATGTCCGAAATAATATTCTCTCATTAAGTCATTATAGAAATGGCGTGTTTGATTTTTTGCCACGATTATTTGGTCTGCCCATTTCAACATACCACTGACTACTTGTGATTGAGATACAACTCGCACTTCTTTACCAGAGAATAAAGAAAGTTGTTTGCCCGCACGAATATCCATTGAAATTCTAATAATTTCTGATTCTTGTGCTTGACGCATAATTTCATCAAGAAATACATGCGGATGCTGCAATACTCCGTTATCGTCTGTCAAAGGAGGTAACTGACCAGGGTCTCCAAGAGCGATAACATATATGCGATGGCTTAACAATAATTCCCACATAGCTTTTGGTAACATTGATACTTCATCAACAACTATTACTTTATACGGATATTCTAAGGGTCTGCGCGGCATGTGAAAAAAAGTCCCATCTTTTCTTGGATATGACTGATACAATAATTTGTGCGCGGTCATAGCATTTTGATTGCCTTTTTCTTTTAATACTAACGCAGCTTTACCCGTATATGCGATATAGCATACATCGAAAGGAGGAATCCCGAGTGCTTGTATAATAAACTGGACAAGTGTGCTCTTACCTGAACCAGCGTAGCCCGAAATACAAGTGTATGGTTTATGTTCTTTGTACCGCTTTACCGCAATTTCAAGACCCTGCTTTTGGTTTTCTGTTAAAATAATATCTTCCAAAATAGATGCCTCCTTTCATTTATTATAACATAATTAATTTGTTTTGACAAAAAAGAGGTTATTTAACCCCTTTTGTTCTTGTATTAGTAGTAGTGCTTTCATATATCCAATTATCTGGATCTAATTGTGTAGTATGATTTGTTACTGTGTAATTATAATCAGAGCTAGTCCAGGTTGGGCCATATTCCCACCAATTAGGATAATGTGGATAAACAGGATAAGGAGCATAATGAGTACATAGCTCATTTGTTTTATCGCACTTGCCGCAAGGTAAATAATATTTACATCCAGTGAAGTTTAAATCTAAATTTAATTCTTTTGCCATAATTTCCTCCAAAAAATACTATGGGCATTTTTATTTTAGGTTTTCGATACACACATTCAGTGCCGGCCGATCCAGACCCTTTTAGAAATACCACTGAGTCCCTAATATGTCATAATCCTTGATCATAAGTTGTGGGCCATTATCCCATCCTGTATTGCGTGCGCATGTTCCAATAACATCTATCATGACAGTTTGATCAATGCTACTTGGAAGCAAATTTTTATATTCATCTTCTGATACATTGAACTTAACAGCACTTAATCCAGAAGGGAACGTAATTTTAAGTGTTGAACCAAATAATTTAGTATTATCTTCTGTAATAGGAACGCCTTGAATTAATACAAGAGGCTCTTCTACTCCTTGGCCCCACAAATCCTTGGCATCTGCTATTTCAAGAATATCTAAATTATCTATCTTGTTTGGTAAATATGAAACATCTACAACATAAGAAGTTCCAAAATCTGCATCTTTTAATTTTTCATTTGAATAAGCAATAAACTTATCAACATTTGAATCTAAGATGGCTAAACCCAAAGCATTGTCATGTCCTTGTGCCAAGCTAAAGAAGCCACTATCATTCGCGAATTCTTGAAGAGATGGAACTGAATCATTAACTGGGTTGCGGCCAGAGCCAGCCCATAAGACTTCTCCTGTTTCTGGATCGAAAGTCTGATTCAATAACATAACAGGATGGCCATATTTAGACATAACCTTGTTCGCAATTAATCCAGTGATAGATTTACTTTCTTCTGTTGGATTTTCCCATTTAATAAGGATAATCTTATTTTGATCCAAATGTTCATTCTGGATTTTTTTACATACTTCATCAAAAATAGTATCTCTTGCTTTATCCTGTCTTTTCTTAACATTGGTACATGTACGCACAGCCTGTTCAACAATAGTTTCCATGTCTCCTGGCTTATGGCCTCGCTTAATTGAAGGCACTAATGTATATGCTTTTTGTTCAAGCATTGATTCAAAAAGACATTCTTTTTCTTGTTGCGTTCCAACTCTCGTAACTGCATTAACAGAAGGAGCAATATACCAAGCAACTCCTTCTGGAGAAGGCTGATCACTCTTTAATGAATATTCATTTTTGGCAACCATTGCCTTTAAGAATGGATTGTTTATATTAGTAAGACCCAGACTAATTAATTCATGCGTTTCATAGTCTTTTAGCTCCATTACATCGGCAATAATTCCAAGAGCAGCTAAATCCAACATTTCTTTTGCGTAAGAAGTCTCATTCATTTCGTCAATATATGAACAGAATTTATATACCATTCCAACTCCACTTAAACTCTTTGTTGGATAGCCATCATCTAATTGATTATTGATAACAATCGCATCTTCTGAGTAATTAGTCGTATTGTGATGATCTATAATAATTACATCTACTCCCATTCGTTTAAGAATTTCATGCTTATCAAACTCGTTACTACCTGCATCTGGGCAAATAACAAGCTGTGGTCTTATTTGCTCAATTTCTTTCATTAATAGACCGTGGCCTTTATCATCATGCATTGCCCATGAAACATGCTGTTGAGTAAAACCTGGAAAAAATTTGTATAAATAATTAATCATAAATGCGGCACTGGTATAACCGTCGCAATCACTATCAACATTTACAAATATGTCATGTTGAGCTGCAATATGATATACTAGGCATCTCGCTGCTTCATGCATATTTTTAATAGATGCAGGATTTATAATATCTGCTTCAGTTACTCTTAAATAATGATCGGGATTCTCGATTCCCCTATTCCTCAATATCCCATATAATATAGATTCATTTTCTTTTCGTTTATCTTCTCGAATTGTATATTTCATTACAATGATATCCTTTCGCTAAATAGTTTCAAATATGTTTCTTTGCCTTTATCAACAGGAGAATCTTTATATCCTGTTATCATGTTTTTATCAAATATAAAGCTAATCTTAACATAATTATTATATTTACTATGAATTTTCGTTAAATTCTTAGTTAATTTCTTAAATTCATCATCACCAATTTCTTTAAACTGGCGGTCAAGGGCTACTATGACTTCACGCACTCCGCAGTCCATAAGCAAACTCATTTGATGTTCAGATATATTGCTGCCGCAGCACGCAACAGAAATATCGTTCTCATGCCCGAAATATGTCTGATATTTCAGACAAGATTTCTCTCCTTCAAAAATTACCGCACGTTTAGCTTTATTAATATTCCTTTTGGAATTATTTAAATTATATAAAGCCATACTTAGAGGATGATTATATTGAATTTTATTTACAATTAATGGACGATATTTTCCATACATTTCTGCATCTTCTTTACTTAGAGTTCTACCTCTAATTCCAATTAATCGTCCTATATCATCAAAGTGCGGAATAGTAATTTGATTTCCACCTGGAAAGTACCCTATTTTATTATAATCAAGCACTTCTTGAGAAATTCCTTCTTCTAGCCAAGGAAGAAGTTTTACTTTATAATTAAATACTGTAAGGATGTTTTTCTCAAAAGGTTTTAACTCAACACCGTAATCTTTTAATTCAACTCTTTCAATCTTATCATATCGTTCAAAGATATCCCAATCGGAAAGCTTTTCGCCCTCTTCACTTACATAGGTTCCTGAAATTCCGAATCGAAATGCGATAAAACGCACTGCCTCATTAAGGTCAATATCTTTATGCTGTTGGATTGAAAATACTTTAATAGCTAATTCAAATATATCAAATGATTCATCGCCAGCTGTATATGAAGTGAATAGTCCTGAATTAGAATAATAGTAGAGTTTTCGCGAACCCTCACCAGGAGGATTATGATCTATCGTTTCTGCGATAATACCCGTGCTTGAGTATTGAGGATTTCCACCCCAATCGGCAAGCAATTCAAATATATTATCTATATCAAGACTTTCTCTTATCTCTTGCTTGTCGTAATTAAGCATAATTCCTCCTAGAATGCACTTGGTTCAACTTGAATTTCAAAATCGTCAATTGGAACAAACTGATAACGCCAGTCAGTAGCGTACATTGGATTAACTCTACATGTACTCAAATCTGCCTTACACCATAGATAAATACCTACATATCTACCTCTACGGTTTTTATAAACAGATAGTTTCAAATCTGGCTGTTCAAGTCCATTATCTTTAATTAAAGTCTCTAATGAGTCAATATCTTTTTGAGTTACTTTAAGTAAGATACTACCATAGTCAATTTTATCTGCTATGGATTTTGCTCCACGAAGTAAGTTCTGATCGGGGGTTTCTGATTCCTGATAATCTGCGTTTAACTGCGTCGCAGATTCAATAAAAATATCGTATTTATTACACAAGTCTTTTAACTTAATAGAAAGCATGAATAATACGTTATCTTCTCTTAATTTAACTCCACCAGAACGACGAGTAATTTCCTCTAAAATTTTAATAGATGTATGAATATAATCATGAAAAACATATTTTACATTATGTTCTCGCAAATTCTTTTTAATTGTATCTTCAATATCCTGTAAAGAGAAATCTGGGAGTTCTTCTACATATATTGGAGAATGTTTTAATATATCTGCGGCTTTGCGTACCCTTTGAAGTTCATCACCTTCATATTGATTATTGATGATATGTTCCTCATCCACGCAGGATAAAAATGCAATCATCATTGTCTGAATTTCTTCAAGCTCCTGTTCGGTTGAGATATATAGACATGGCTCTGCTACGCCATTGCCAATCCATCCAAGCATTTTATCGTAAATCATATCTGCGCCAAGATAGCAACAATCTGCTATCATGGTACGAGATTTACCAACACCAGTAGCCGCAGAACGCAGATAAAATTTCTTTAGTCTTGCGCCACGGGTAACTCGATTAATAAAACGACCATATAAAGGAGAACCTACTTCTGGATAAGTCATTAATCGGTCAATTAAAGCATCAATGCCTTCTCCTGCATGGTGAGTTTCTCCAAAACTTCTGCTGACATAATTGATACGAATACTTTCAACCATTGTATCAACTTTATCTGCAATTTGTTCAAGAGTTAAATTATCTAATTCTTCCTCTTGGAGCTGAAGTTTCTTAGTATCAATTAAATTAGGGTCATATATAAAGGTAACATCAATTCCATATTTTTCATACGTGCGTAAAAGCGTCATTTTCTTCATTCGATTATAATAAAAATCAAACGCTGATGGTAACGCTTTTTCCGCAGCTGATTTAAGCCATTGCTCGCCTTTATTAACGTTAAAGATAGCTTGGCTTTCTGGCTTTGTAGAAAAAAAGTCGCTGATATTTTCTACAGTAATTTCATCTGCGCCAAGATGATAAATTCTTTCAATTGCGCCAAAGATAATTTTATGAAAATCAGTTGTAAAATCATCTGCATTAAATGAATATTTATCTGTATCATCTAATAAGGAGGGCTTGATAAATAAACTACCCAAAACTTGAACTATCGCAGTTTGATCTACGTATGCGCTACTCATTATTATCCTCCTTATCTAAATCTAAGAACGAAAACGAAGATTTCTTTTTGACTTTTCGTTCTGGAACTGGAATTGAAATTCGTATAGTTTTTGGTTCATATTTTTCTAATATCTTGGGAGTATCTTTGGCATGTTGGTTTGCTTCCCAGATAGAGTAAAAATAACGATATGCTTCATCATACATATATGGAACAATACCAATAGAGCCATTACCTTTTTCTATTGGTTCTTTTTTTATTTCATATACATATTGCATCGTTCTAATCATGCCCGAATATGAAAAATTATTCTTTTCATGATAAGACTTAGCCAATCTCATAGTTCTTGGATAATCAAATAATCTTCCAAATAATTGGCTACAATATTCTAATAACATATCGAAATCTTTTTCTTCTTTGGTTTTCGCCGCTTCGCGTTCATCATAACAGGTTTGATGTGCGTACCAGCGTCCCTTTTTGAAGGCTGGCTCTTTATCTGCATCAAATGTTTCTCCGCAAATGCGACACTTTACTAAATGTGCCATTTCGAGAATCTCCTAACTTATTATAACATATAAAATAAAAAGAGTCAATGTGTGACTCTTTTTATGAAGGGGTTTATAATTCTTTAATCTCATCTACGATAAGAGCAATGAATTCTGCTTGATCTCTTGTAGCCTCAGATGCCTTCTTGCCCTTGCCAAGATAGCGATTAACGATTTCAGTAATTTTAGGTCCATTTGAAGGATCTTTTCTCATTAAATCACCAGTAAGTTTCTGGAATTCTGCCATAAGTGCATCGAAGTCATATTCAGGAGCAATTACGTTAGAAATTCTTTCCTGCGTAACAAACTTGTTATTTGTTTCAGCAGCTTCCTGGTCGATAGCTTTATTAAGAGCTTCAACAAGACTCTGATAGCTAAACGGAATTTCTGGTTCAATGTATTTGAAACGACAACCTGTATCTACTGAACCATCGAGAGAACGAAGAATTAATCTACGTTCGCCATTTATAATATCGGCGCAAGCGTAAATATCTGCCATTCCCTTAATGATTTCATTTGCAGATTTCTGTGCTGTTGGAACCATTTGATTATATTCTGTTCCATCTTTCTTCTTAAAGGTTTTATCCGCAGAGTGAGAGATGAAACAAACCGCATAACCAAGCTGAGCGATAGTTCTGAAAGAATCTTCAAATTCCTTCTTATATTTTGACCAGCCATTTGTACTCCAACCGCCATCACCAATGTTTTCAATACCAAGTTGATTACAGATGTATTTTTCACAGAGGGATGCCGCAATATCTACAGTGTCGATAATAATTGATTTATAAACCGCCTGAACTTCTGGTTTCTTTAATTCTCTTAAAACTTGCTTAAATTCGCCCCAAGTTGTAATATCCTGTGCAATAACGCCAGGTAAAGCGTTATAACCTCTTTCAAAAGCGAGGATAAGAGCACCTGGAAACTGGCTTCCAAAAGTAGTTTTACCTACCTTTGGAATGCCATATACATAGGTGATATATCCAGAGAGGTCGCGAGATACTTTATGAGGCTCAATTTGTAATAAATTAATAGCCATATATCATATCTCCTTTTAATTAGAAATTAAAGTCGTCGTCTGTTGCAGGTAAATCAGGAGCCTTCTTTGTTGCTGTTGCTGCTGCTTTTGGAGCTGCGTTAGCTGCACCAATTGCATTGCCCTGAGAAGCCTTATATTCTTCTCTTCTCTGCTTGAGTTCAGCAAGAGTGTTTTCACGAGCCTGAGCTGCTGCCTTAAGATCGTCGAAGGTAATTGTTTCTTCAAGACCAAACTCATAAGGTTCTACTGCTGCCCAAGTGACAACATAATCCTTATTAGAAGTAGGAACTTCTCTTACGGAATCGTCACCAAACGCAGATTCTTCTCTAATTAAACGAACGCCCTGTTCAGAAATAATCTGACCCTTAATCTTTGTGAAGACAGGGTTCTTTGGACTTGCTTCGAGTCCTCTGAAGTAATCCATAGCCTTTTCATTTACAACAGAGAATGTAACTGGAAGCATATCTCCTCTGAAGTTAAAGAT